GCACCGCAGTACGAGCAAGGATTATCCTTCAACATGTTGACAGGTGAGTGCTTAAATCCTCCGCCAAACTACCGAGATCAGGTCAATGATTCTGTCAAGCGTGAATGGTTACGAGGATTACGAAAGTTCAAGTACGCCATGAAAACAAGGGCGCGTATCGGTGCGTTCGACCCCATCATTCAGGCTGAGAAAACTACTGCGTCAGGACAACGATCAGTTCCTGATTGGGCAGACCCTGTGTGGCTTAACGCTATGACTGATGCGATTAAAACGCAGACGATTCCATTGGAGTTGATGCGTGGGTTTGTGTGCCATGCACTACACAATCGTTGGTATTATCATCGTGGTGCTATCAAAGGCACAGATGTTTTGGTCGCCGTAGATGATGTGTGCAATACATACAGTTTTGATTTGCGTAAACAGTTCGGAGTGTTCAATGCGGTGTCCCCAATGCAAGAAAAGAATGAAGTGTCTCGACACGAGGTGGCAGGAGACCGAGAAGATAACCATACGCAGATGGAAGTGTGAGTGCGGAGTTCGGGGTAAGACCAAGGAAGGGTGGCTCTCTACCCCGATCAAAGTACAAGAGCGTAAGAAAGCAAAGCCGAAGAAACAAACTATGAACCAACAAGTTGACCACTTGATGAAGGCTTTCTACGGGGGGCGTGTGTCTAAGAAAGAGAAACAAGTTGTAGTTAAACACACGCCTATTAAATCTATGTTCGAAGATTCAGTTGAGGATTACAAAGAGGACATAGGTGATTTAGGGATTGACCTACCTAGAAACTTTGATTGAAAAGATATACTATGGAGAGTCCTATGACAGATATGCTTAAAGAATACATGCGTGTAGTTCGTAAGATACAAGACGCCATAGAAGGAGAGAAGGTAGACGACATCATCCCTGCGCTTTCATCAGTATTGGGGGAGGTCGGTGCGTTCTCAGAAATGGACAAGAAACGATTGGTGTTTTTTGTAGTTGGGTCAATCGACAGAATCTATCAAAGACATGGAGATAACTGTGAACATAAAGGAAAACCTAATTAGCCTTGCAGATTCCTACAATAGCCCTGCCATCCGAGAAGCGGCGGCATACATAGAGTTGTTGGAGAAAGAAGTAAAGATTCAGCAAGACCGTATCAAGTTGTTAGAGCGTGAAGTAGCCTACGCTGAAAACGGCTACAACCAAAAGTACAAAAGCATTGAGGTGAAAGATGAGAAAGAAAATCAGTAAGTCAGAGAAGATCCGTAAGTTCTTGGTGGCTAATCCCACCGCCACACCAAAAGAGATTGCCACGAAGTTCAAGGTCAACGCTACGATGGTGTATGCGCTACGCAAAAAAGTTTCGACCCCCGTGGCTCATGCTGTGAGCCACCCCACGACACCCAACCTACAACAAGTTGGTGGTTCACACTATAAAGATATGCGGGTGCAACCTTGGGAAGCCATGCAAGCATGGATGACACCCGAACAGTTTGCCGGTTTTCTAAGGGGCAACGCAATCAAATATCTTGCTAGGTGTGATGTCAAGGGTGGACTCCAAGACATTAAGAAGTCTCAACACTACATCGCCAAACTTATTGAGGTGAGCAAATGATAGAGATTGTATGGGAAATTTTTAAGTGGTCTATGTTCTTGCTTGGTTGCGTAACGGCGGCTAGTGCCTTTGCGTTGATCGCATTTATATGGATGCAAGACAGATGAATGAGGACTTCTTTGACTATGCTTCAATCATGCTACGCATGGATAGGCTGAACAAAGACATACATCAGTTGCTATTGGAAGGGAAGTTCGAGCAGAGTAAACCACTCACACAAGAACTTCTTTTCCAAACGCGACTCCTTCATCTATGGATTACTCAAAAGTTGGAAACGCATGGACATAATTACGATTGACTTTGAGACATACTATGACAAAGAGTATTCACTCTCAAAGATAACTACCGAAGCCTACATCCGTGACCCTCGCTTTGAGGTGATCGGGGTAGGTGTCAAGGTAAACAAAGAACCTGCCGTATGGTATAGCGGTAGTAATGTCAAAGGATTCCTGACAGGGTTAGACTACTCTGATAAGGCTATCCTTTGCCATCACACCGCCTTTGATGGGGCAATCCTATCGTGGCACTACGGCATCAAACCTAAACTGTGGCTCGACACACTAAGCATGGCACGACCACTCCACAACATGACGGTGGGTGGTAGTCTTAAAGCCTTAGCAACCTACTATGGTATCGGCGCAAAGGGTGAAGAAGTATTGCAAGCCATCGGCAAACGCAAGGCTGACTTCACACCACAAGAACTTTCCGCTTACGGGAACTACTGCCGAAACGATGTTGAGTTGACCTACCAATTATTCAAACATCTGAGCAAAGGGTTTCCTGTATCTGAACTGATGGTCATTGACCAAACGATTCGGATGTACACCGAACCCGTCATCGAGTTAGATGTGCCAACCTTAGAGCAACATCTTGAGGAAGTCTTGGAACGCAAGCGCACCCTGCTTGCTGACATGGGTCTTGGCGATGGTATCTCTGACGAGACTTTGACCAAGGCTCTGATGAGCAATCAGATATTTGCTAAGTACCTAACCAACCTCGGTGTTGACCCTCCTAAAAAGATTAGCCCCACCACAGGCAAAGAAACCCTTGCGTTTTCTAAAACCGACAAGGCATTTACTGACTTACTAGAACATCCTGATGAGCGTGTGCAGTCGGCGGTGGCTGCCCGACTCGGTGTTAAATCTACCCTTGAAGAAACTCGTACAAAAGCCCTGATAGAAGTTGCCAATCGTGGGCGACTGCCGATCATGCTTAACTATTACGGCGCACACACAGGGCGGTTCTCAGGTGGGGACAAACTCAACCTACAAAACTTACCCGCTCGTGGTAATAACTCTATTCGACGCGCACTCAAAGCACCACCATCCCACAAGATCATTGCCTGTGATAGTTCACAGATCGAGGCCCGCATGGTTGCTTATGTCGCAGGGCAAGACGACTTGGTTCAGGCATTTGCAGAGGGGCGTGATGTGTACTCTGAGTTTGCCACCGAAGTCTATGGTCGCAAGATAACTAAGGCTGACAAAGTGGAACGCTTTGTTGGCAAGACCTGTATCTTGGGGCTAGGCTACGGCATGGGGGCTGAGAAGTTTCGGCGCACCCTAGAGATAGGGCAAGGCGGTATCTCAGTCAAGATCGAACTGCATGAAGCGGATCGCATTGTCCGACTGTATCGCCAAAAGAACTTTAAGATTGTGCAACTGTGGAATCTCTGCGGTCGTGCGCTTAACCATATGGTCACAGGACAGAATGGGCAGATCGTTGATTGGATTCCATATGATAGCGAGGGAATCATACTGCCTAACAAGATGCGTATACGATACCCTGCCTTGCGTACAGACGGCAGTCAGTTCTACTACATCGCTGATGCAAGGGAGTACCGCAAGGCGATGCAAGAGCGTGTGCTTAATGGTGAAATCAAAGAGATCAATTGGACTAAGATTTATGGTGGCAAGGTCACAGAGAATCTAGTCCAAGCACTTGCTCGTATAGTTGTGGCAGAACAGATGGCGGCGATTGGTCAGCACTACCATGTGGCTTTCCAAGTACACGATGAGATCATCATCACGGCCCCCGGTGATGAAGCGTCAAACGCCGAGCAACTTCTTGTACAAACCATGTCTACCCCACCCATCTGGGCGCAAGGGCTACCCGTTGCCTGTGAATCAGGCATGGCAGATTCCTATGGCGACACTTGACAAGCCCAAAAAACCCTGCTAAATTGACCATTCCAAATAAGTTAAGGGCGATGGAAGTCCCATCGCTGACAATATGAAACTAAGTCATTCATACAGTTCAATCAAACTGTACGAGAATTGCCCCTACCGCTACTTCCGTCAGCGTGTTGCCAAGGATGTGGTGGATGAGGGGGGTGAAGCATCCAAGTATGGTGAGCGGATTCACGAGTACCTTGAACACAGGCTCAAATCCAACAGGATGTTGCCACAAGATATTGCCCACTACGAACCCCTCTGCGAATCTATTGAACGGATTGCCAAGGGGGGCGAACTCCATATCGAACATGAACTTGTCCTCACCGAGAACCTTACACCAACAGGTTGGTGGGAGGCAGACGCATGGCTCAGATCTAAACTTGACATCCTTGTAATAAATGGTAACCTCGCCAATGTGATGGATTGGAAAACAGGCAAACGAAACCTTGACCAATTCCAAATGCAACTGTTTGCGGCGCAGGTATTCAAGCACTTCCCGCAGGTGGATTGCGTCAGGACTTCTCTCGTATGGCTCAAGACAATGGAGATGGATACAGAGACTTATTACAGGTCGCAGGTCAATGACCTATGGGCAGACACCATGAAGCGGATAGCCCGTATCTACAAGTCTTTGGAGCATGACAACTGGCCTATGCGCCCATCGGGGCTATGTCGGTTCTGCCCTGCTCGACATGATTGTGTGAGTGCTAGGGTTTAACACTACTTGACAAGAGCGTAAAGTGAGTTACAATACTCCCGAAGGTAAAGTAAAACGCAAGGTGGTAGCCGTGTTGAAGGAGCATGGCGTGTGGTACTTCTTCCCTGCCAACAATGGATTCGGCAAGGCAGGGATACCCGACCTGATTGCGATAGTGCGTGGGCAATTCTTTGGGATTGAAGTCAAGGCTGACAAAACTAGAAAGCCCACCGCATTACAAGTGAAGTGTGGTCAAGAGATTCAAAACGCAGGTGGTTGGTGGATGGTTGTATTTGATGATGAAACACTGGCTCTCATGGAGACGGTGATAAAAGAAAAACTAGACAGGTGAACAAACAATGTTTGTAGTCCAAGATGCAAGAGCCTTGGCTCTAAAACTCAATAACCCTAACAAGGTTCTTGATACTATTCCTACGGCAAAGCCGTTTGAGTATCAAGGCGTACCCCTTGTGGTCACGCCCCATAGACTCGACGAGGTGCGGGTTCTCCGCAACCTTGGTATTCAAGCCCCCTCCCCTATACTGTATTACTACGACTGGCCCGGCCAGTACACACCGTATGAGCATCAGAAACAAACTGCTGCGTTCTTGACCCTGCACCAACGGGGGCTAGTGCTGAACGAAATCGGTACAGGTAAAACCCAATCGGCATTGTGGGCGGCTGACTATCTGATAAAAACAAAGCAAGTCAAGAAGGTTCTAATCCTATCCCCATTGTCAACCCTTGAGCGGGTGTGGGGTGACGGTATCTTTACAGGCTTTCCACACCGCAAGTTCTTTGTGCTTCATGGTACTGCCGCAAAACGCAAGCAGTTGCTAAAAGCAGAGGCAGACTTTTACATCATCAACCATGATGGATTCCCCATCATTCAAGACGCATGCCACGGGATGTTTGACTTGGTGATCGTGGATGAAGCGGCAGTATTGCGTAACCCATCAACGCAAAGGTTCAAGATATTCCGTAAATGGATAGACACTAACTCAACGACACGCTTGTGGCTGATGACTGGAACTCCTACACCGAATGACCCAACCGATGCGTGGGCTTTGGCTAAGTTGGTCAACAGTCCGTACTGCACCAAAACATACACATCATTCCGTGAACAGGTGATGATGAAGATTGGTCAATGGAATTTTGTACCACGACCTGAGTCGGTGGACATCGTAAAGAACATACTGCAACCTGCGGTACGGTACACCCGTGATGAGTGTTTCGATCTGCCCGACACCATAGTTCAGACACGACAGGTGGAGTTGACCCCACTTCAGAAGAAGCACTACACCCAAATGCTCAGACACTTTGTATCCGAGGCGGCAGAGGGGACTATCACTGCGGTCAATGAAGCAGTCAAGATTCAGAAACTTGTACAGATTTGTTGTGGCGTGGCTTACGGTGACGATGGACAAAACATCGAAGTCGATGCAAGCCCAAGGGTTAATCTAGTTAAGGAGGTAATAGAAGAAGCAGGTGAAAAGGTAATCGTATTTGTACCGCTGACGGGTACTCTGCACATGTTGGAGAAAGAACTTGGTAAGCATTGGTCGGTAGGTGTCGTCAATGGTGAGGTATCAAGCCATAAACGAAATCAGATCTTCCATGATTTCCAAAATTCTAAACATCCACATGTACTGATTGCCCACCCCGGCACGATGGCGCATGGTCTAACGCTCACTACTGCGTCAACGATTGTGTGGTATGGCCCGATCAATAGCAATGAACAATACACCCAAGCAAATGGTCGGATAGAGCGTATAGGTAAGAAGCATGTCTCAAATGTAATCCACATTGAAGCAACCGATCTTGAGCATAAGATTTATCAACGGCTCAAGAACAAACAAAAGTTGCAGGGACTACTTCTTGATTTGATTCAACAAGAAACTGAGAGGTGATCTATGAGCGTTACAGTAGATGATGTAGTCGCGGCGTATCTCAAACTCCGCAATAAGAAGGAAGCCATTGAAGCCGAAACCAAAGATCAGGTTAAGGTTTTGAAGGAAAAGATGGAGCAGTTTGAAGCATGGATTAAGGAACAGGCTGATGCCCAAGGCGTTACCAGTTTCAAAACCAAGCATGGAACTGCGTTCTTAACCACGACAGACTTTGCCAATGTCGCAGACTGGGATGCCGTGTTGGGTTTCATTCGTGACAATGAAGCCTTTGACATGCTAGAGAAACGCATTAGTAAAGTTGCAGTCCGTGGATATATTGATGCAAACAAAGCAGTACCCCCCGGCGTGAATTACGGCACGAAGTTGGAGGTGAATATCCGTAAGCCCGTAACCCGTGTTGATGACTAACCGCTCACTTTAAGGAGAAATCTATGAGCAATCTCGTTCCATTGAATGTACAAGTTCCTGCCCACTTGGCAGGTCGTATCGGACAACCGTCTATGCTTGCCACCTCTATTGCAGGTGGTCTAGGTACAGGTGGTGAATCCATCCCCCGTATCAGTATCAAAGGTGGGCGGTTCCGTATTGTCGAGGGTGACACCGAGACGGTATTGGATACCACAACCATTGATGTTGTTGTGGTCGGGTCTAACCCTCGCCTGTCAAAGACATGGTACGCAAAGGCATGGACTCCTGACTCCGAGCCACAAGCACCTGACTGTTTCTCGTTG